TGACTTGAGTACCTGGGCAGATAATATGCTCATTAAGATACGGGATGGTATAATGACGCTTCCTAATAATATACCCAAAAATAAAGGGGAAGATGGTAAAGATATAGAGATACTAAGATATGGCCACAATAGAAATAGTGGTTGGTTCGTTTAACTCAAAATTATAAATTGATGATCAATATAAAAAACATATACGTAAAGGTTCGAAACAAAGTTATCCAAACCGTACCATGGAATACACTGATTAACGAAGTGTATTCCCGTCCTCAAGCAGAAGCGACCAACAGACCTACCAATAATGGCAACAAATACAAAAGGCAGGTAGAAATGATACAAGAAAAAACTCTTGATGATTGGAAGGCATCTGTAATGCAAGCCACCGATCCCGATAACCCCCGTCGTGGATTATTGTACAGATTCTACCAGGCACTATACAGAGATGAGCACTTGCAAACGACCATGGATAATCGTATATTGCCTGTCCAACAAGCGCCTTTCAAATTGACCGATAAGAATAAAGTTGAGGACACAGAAGCCCATAAGCTTCTTGAGAGACCATGGTTCCAAGACTTAATCAGGATTTTTTTCTTACATCGTATGCAAGGAGTATCTCTTGCTGATATGTCGCATTTGGATGCCAATATGGAACTTACCAATGTAGAAGAAATACCCATGTCCAATTATATACCTCAAGAAGGTATCATAATTAAGGAAGAATCAGATATGAATGGATGGAGTTATATCGATGGAGCACTCGAACCTTATTATGTGCAGTTTGGAAGACCTTGGGACCTTGGTATGCTCAATGAATTGGCAATAATCATTTTAGCTAAAAAGTTAGGACTTGGAAGCTGGATGAACTATATAGAGAAATATGGTATACCACCGGCTTTTGTAGTTACCGATCGTTTGGACACCAAACGAACGGATGAACTTTATGAAATGATGCTCGATTTCAGAAACAACTTTTTTGCGATCCTACAAGGAAACGAGCATATTGACTTTGGTAAAGAAGCAGGTGGAAATACAACTAACGCTTTCGAACCTCTGGAGAAACGCGCTGATGGACAGATCAGCAAGCGTCTGCTTGGTCAAACGGGTACAACAGAAAACAATCCTTATGATGGTACGGCTAAAGTACACGAAAAGGTAGAAAAGACACGTCATGAAAGTGATAAAATACTCTTCTCGTATTATTTCAACTATATCATCAAGCCAAAACTCCTTAAGATAAGCCCTGTATATGCACCTTTGGAGAACCTTACATTTGAGTGGGACGAAACAGAATCAATGACAATGTCTGAATATATTAAAGCCATTGTTGATTTGTCAGGTACATTTTCTTTTGACGCAAAAGAAGTATCGCAACGCACAGGATTACCTATTACCGGGCAAATAGACACCAATCAGGCAACAAATCAGACATCTAGTCAAAAAAAAAAGATTGAGGCAAAATTAGGCATAACTTATCCAAGTATGGTTACCGAAACTCAGTATGATTTTAGCGGTATTGTTGGAAGGGTAATGAAGAAGGTGTACGACAAAAAAGTTAAGACAGGAGACATTGACAAAGAGTTGTTTAATAAGACTTACGAGCAACTCAATGAACATTTCAAGGATGGATGGGGGAAAGATTACTATGATATTGACAATGCCAATGAGACAACCAAGGCACGCGAAAACTTGTATAAATTTTCGGGCGCAAAGACTTTTCAGCAAATCAAAGATATCAATGAAGCTATGTATGATGAAAATGGCAAAAAAATATCTTTTGATAAATTCAGCCAAAAGGTATTAAAGATCAGCGATGAATATAATATCAATTATCTCAAGACGGAATTTGATACTGCTGATACAAGTGCCAGGAGAGCTAAAGAGTGGAAAGGATTTAAACAAAATGCAGACATACTGCCTAATCTCAGGTATATCACTGCCGGTGATAATCATGTTAGAGAATCACATCGTATGTTGGATGGTATTGTGAAGCCAATTACTGATCCATTTTGGAAAACAAATTACCCGCCGAATGGGTGGAATTGTCGATGCTATGTGGAGCAAACAGATGAAAGTGCTAGTCCTCAAACCCCGATAATTGATACACCTGAGATGTTCCAAAACAATGTAGGTGAAACCGGTGAAGTCTTTACCGTATTGCATCCATATTTTAGTATACCAGATGGATATTATGCGGCTGTTCGTAAATCAACAGAGCTGAATAAACTTTTTGCATCTTATTATAAAGACGAAAAATCGAGCGTATTAATAAGCGAATTTGCAGACCCAAAAGATCTGGCTAAAAATATAAAAAATGCGAGGATCTTCTCTGATCAGCTTAACATGAAGGTTAAAATACGTCCTCATATCAATGAAGATGGGATTAAAAATCCAGAATATCTAATTAATGAACAATTGGGTGATCTGAAGAATATTACATCAACAGGAGGGTTCAAGCATGGATTATCAGCAGCAAGTAAACAGAAATGCAAATATACAGTATTTAACCTGGAAGGATTAAAAACAATAGATGCTCAAAGTATACACAATAGATTTATGGGTATTTTGGGAAAAGACTTTAAGTACGATAACATTGAGATGATCCTTGTTAATGGAAAAAAATCCGTGAAAATTACATGGAATGATGTAAAAAGCGGAAAAGACATAGACTATATTAAAATTCTTGAGGAGTGATAACCGAAATTATCACTCCTCAAGGGGGCTCTCGACCTTTTCCTTCAGCCTCGAACACTGCAAATATACACTTTTATTTTTAATATGCAATGAATGATATAGATATACCGGATTTTTTTAATGAATTAAAAAGCATTATTATAGATGCTAATCGCTATGCTCAAGTAACAGGGGTCAACTTTTTTAAGCAAAACTTCCGCCGGCAAGGTTTTCTTAACAACAGTCTTGAACCATGGAGAAAAAAGTCGTCTAATACAAGTAACAGCCTTATACTTGTACAATCAGGAAGATTACGTGATTCGTTGCACGCTGAGAGCAATAGACCGGATAGAATAGTTTTTATGCCTGGAGATTTACCATATGCTGATATACATAATAATGGTGGTAAGATTGCTGTAACGGCAAAAATGAAACGTTACTTCTGGTATCTATACAATAAATCCATAGGCAAACAAAAAGGAAGAAAGAAGAAAAATGGAGAATTGAGGGAAGACAAAGCCAATGCCCGTTATTCTCAGCTGGCTGAATTTTATAAGAGCATGGCACTGAAAAAAGTGGGAAGCTATATACAAATACCTAAAAGGCAATATATCGGTGAATCAGCTAGTCTAATGAAACAACTGGATCAATGGTTAGAACAAGAGATTGATAAAAGATTTAAATAAAACTAAATACTAAATATATGATTTGGACAGATTGCGTTAAAGAGTTTGAAGATATCATTATGAGAAAAGATGAATTTCTATCTATGATACCTGATGAGTATGAAGATATCCGTGATAGATTAAAACAGGTTCCTAGCATCAAGCATCTGGATCTTTGGCATGATCAAATAAGCTTCTTGGATGAGGAACATGAATTTCCGACTCCTGCTATATTCTTTGAGTTCAATACGCTTGGAATAACTGACAATGGAATGCTAACTCAGCGTATTATTACTCAGATTGATTTTCATATATACTACGAAACATTTACTGATACATATGCAGGAGCGATAATGCAAGAAGATGCTTATAACTTTTTGGATTTGATCACATTATACGGAATGATGTTTCATGGAAGATCAGGACAATGTTTTGGTACTATGAGGCGAACAGGGATACAACGTGAAGATTCCGGGAGTGCGGGTAATTTATATCGGATCTCGTTTGAAACTGAGTTATCCGATTACAGTGCTGTAGAGTTATCGGTACTGACAGAAATGCTAAATAAAAACATTGCGATAGAGGATGCTAAGAATGACAACAGTGAAACAAATGTTGATAACTTATTTAGTCTCTAAATTCTTTTTTAATTCTTCGTAATATGCGTAATTATCCGATACGTAGAATATACGTTTATAGATGTAGTTTTGATCCAGATAAAACAGATCATCACTCATCTTTTTAAGTACGTCATCAAGTCTTATACGCTTGATATCGTAAAGCTCATGAAAAGCTTCGATCATTTTTAGATCTCTTTTTTTTGTTAGTGATGTATTGCGCATTTTTTTATCTTTTTGCAAAGATAACTTTTTACTAAATATAAATCAAATTTTAAAGGTTGCTTGAACGATTTAAAAACCATTTAAGCAACCTTTAAAATGACTTGATAATTTATTCGGATTTT